GCCCGTTCGGTGCGCCAGCGATGTAGACGCCGTTCTGTGACGTCGAGTTGTCGAAGTTACTGATGCCGATGTCGCGGATCACCGCATACGTGTCGGGGTCCGTGTTCGGGTACGAGTCGAGGTCCGCACCCGATTCGAGGTAGATGGCGTGACCGGCGAACGTGGACGCCGTTGGCAACCAGAGCCACATGTCACTGACGACCGTGAAGTGCGTGTAGGTGTCGAAGTTCTTGATCGCGCCGAGCGGCGTGCCCGAACCGGTCGAAGCCGTCAGCCCCGACCCCGGCTTGAGTACCGTCAGTTTGCCCTGACCCTGCAACCAGACGCCCGTACGGATCAGGATCGAGTCCGCCAACTCGAACTCGCCGCCCGTCAAGATGACCCGACCCGCCTGGGTGCCTGCCGCTACGGCCCGGTCGGTGCCACCCATGCCGGCGTCGTTCGCTTGCGTCGGTGACGCCAGCTCGATGGCGGCGTTGATCTGCACGTCGTCGACCGTGCCGTCGCACACGTAGTGCGCCTTCTCCTTCACGGCGTCTGGGGCGTCGTTGGATGCGACGATGATCGCCCCGTCGCCAACACCGGCGGCGTCGTGCAGCGCCCCTGCGTAGCCGTACCACGACGTGTTGCCCGAGGCTGGAAGTGATGTCGTGAGTGCCAATGTGTTCTCCCCTGTCAGCCCGTACCGAACGGGATGGTTCCGAATGCGCCGAGACCGAAGCCTTCGACGGGTGTGGCGAACGCGCCGAGACCGGCAACGATCCCCCAGTAGGCGCGTGTGGTCGCGGCCGGGACGACCGAGCCAAGCCATGCGACGTCGGAGTATCCGACGCTGTCGACGTTCATCGCGGCCGTGTTGGACACGACGACACCGAACGAGATGCGACCGAACGTGCCCGCCGTGCCCGCCGTGTCGTACGCCGTCGAATCACCGAACGACTCATCGGGTGTCGAACCTTCGAGGTTCGCTCCGTAGAACAGGCGGGCATCGACGGCGGTCGTGTCTGTCGCGGCGTCAACACCGACGGCGTGAATCTCCAACCGGTACCAAGTGTTGTCGGTGAGCGTCGTCGTGGACGTGTGCCTCGATGTCGACGGGATGCGGATGTTCAGGTTGCCGCCCGTCGTCACCCTCACGTCGAACGCAGCCGTAGACCCATCTGCACCGTTCGTGTCCAAGATGGTCAACGCAGACGCCGGCGTGGCGTCAGCGAGACGGAAGTACATCCGAATCCAGATCTCCGACGCCGGCGACGCTGGGTCCCAATAGAGCAGACCGGACGCGCCGGAGGTCGTGATGAGCGCCGACCGTGTGCCGTGAAGTGCGACGTCGGTGTCAGCGACAACGACCGTCCCCGTCACGAAGTCGAACGCATCGCCTGCCGTGTCGTCGTCGGAGTTCGCGGCAGTGATCGCCGTGCCGTCAGCGAGCCCGTTCTCGAACGAGTTGAGCAGCTCGGCCATCAGTTGTCCCGATACTCGACCCCGACAACGATGTCGGCCCCGGCGATCGTCGAACCGATCTGGTCGATGTCGACGGTGATGAAGTCACCCGCCGACACCGCCGTCACATCCGGTGCGCTCGTCATGTCGGTGAACGCCGAGGCGGCGATGGTCGGTCGGTTGCCTTGCGTCGTGAAGATCGTTGTCCCGTTCAAGTTGACGTCGAGGATCAGAGATGCCCCGGTCGGTTCCGTCGAACACGACGCGTACACGTTGACGATCGTCGCTGCCCGCTTGAAGTAGATGCGGATAGCGCCCGTGTCGACCTCGGCGTCGCCGGGCCACGTGTACACCTTCTCCTGGATCACGCCGAGGTTCTCGCGTGCGGCAGCAGCAGTCGACGCACCCGTGCCGCCGTGAGCCACGGCGAGGTCCGTCGACAGGCTGACGATTGTCGAGTCTTGAATGTCGACGGAGTCGAGAACGCCGCCGCTGATGTTCACGTCGTCAGCATCCTGCGCCGCGATCGTGCCGAGGCTGTCGACGGCTGACAGTTGTCCAGCCGTCGCGAACTTGTTGGTGGTCGCCGCGTCGTCGATGTCGTCGGCGTCCAGCACGACCACACCGGTCGCACCGTTCACCGAATCAACCGCACCGCTCCCGCCCCCTCCGGTCACCCATTCAGTGACGAGCGGGTCGAGTGAATCGATGGCGAGCACCTGCCCCGCCGTGCCGTCCACTGCGGGGCGTGGCGCGAGTCTCGGATTGTCGACCCCGGTCCACGAGTTGAAAGCTGTCATCGGGACGCTCCGATCGGGCGTAGATAATTGGAAGCGAACGCGGGCGTCAGCCCGTCAGCCGACGAACACGCCGCACCCGTAGCGCCAGAATCCACAGGGTGTCATCGAACGTGTCGCCGCCGTTACTCCACGACCGCTCGATCGTGATGCGGGTTGCTTTGCCTTGCTGAACCGCAAGAGGGGCCACGGCGGGGTAGCCGAGCAGCTCGAACCATGCGGGCACGTTCTGAGCGGGCATCGTGGCGATCAACTGCCGGAACGTGCCGGCGTTGAGCGTGTCGCCATCGCCTGCGACTTGGTGGCGCGTCGGCAGGACGAAACCGCCTGAAAGTGCGCCCCCGTTGACGACCAACGCGTCGATGGTGAAGTGGTGCCAGTCGGACGGCAGCGGTGGGATCACCACGCCGACGCCATCAGAGGCGTTGTGTCGTAGCCCCTTGGCGGGCCAGCCCACGGTCGGGACTGGTCCTGCTGGCGGCGCACCGAGGGTGGTCTGTAGCTCGCCTGCACCGATCCAGATTTCGTCGGTGGTTCGTGCGAGTTCGGTGGCGGCGGGTGGCGGGAATGCCCAAACGTCGCCGCCGTTGGGTGTAGAGAAATCGAAGTCGCGTATCAGGCCGAGCCGCCAGATGGCCTGGTCGTGGTTGGCGCCCGTGTCATCCATGCCAGTGAGCATGATGTCGAAGCGGTCGGGGATGCCTGATGCCGCGACCATGATGTCGCTGCGGTAGTGCCCCTGAGCGTCGAAGCGGCCACCCGACAGCGGCACCGAGGGCGCCGTGTCGCCCGTCCACGTCAGTCCATCCGTGCTCGCCCAATAGAACAGTCGGTAGGGGGCGGTGCCTGTCGGCACTGACGCCGTGGCAAGCGCGTGGTAAACGCCGTTGGCGTCCTGCTCCACTGCGAGATGCCAAAGCCCGTAAGGCGATGGGAGTGTGGGGCGGGTGCCGAGGGTGGCCGACGTCCATGTGATCCCATCGGCCGACGTGCGCCTGGCGATGTTGTCATCCACCTCGAACATCGTGTACGAGCCATCCGACTCGATCACGATTGATGGCGAGACGCCCGCGTCCGTGACGACCACCGCCAGCTCGGTCCATGTGATGCCGTCTGTCGACGTGGTGCGCACGTATTCGTTGGCGACGCCCGTGTCTGTCCCCTTGAAGTACAGCACCATCGTGTCGCCGTCGAGGACCATCTCCGTGTCAGCCCAGTAGTCGTAGCCCGCCGACACCGCGTCAGCCAATGAAGCAATCGGATTGGTGAGCCCTTCGGGGACTTCCCAGTTGACGCCATCATTGGAGGCGACGATCGACGGGTTCTCGCGCGGTGACGCCGGGAACGGCGTGAACGCCATCCAGTATGTGTACCCATTCCACCCGTCAGCGACGTACACCACCGATGGGTGGCCGATGCTCGGGTTGTTGTCGTAGACGGGAACGTCCAGCGGGATGAATGCTGACGCCTGCGATCCGCTTTGCAGTGTGGCGAGGCGGTTGTGTTCGGCGACGTGCCCTGAGGAATTCTCGACGAATGTCATTACGCCCGCCTGAACGCGATAGATGGTGAAGCAGGGTTACCCGCTGCAACACTGAGACCGCTGCCGTTTCCGATGGTCGGTGACCCCGGCAGCGCGCCGGTGACTGATCCGACCGTGAGAGCGGAGGTTGGGAAGGCCAGACCGCTCGAAGCAGTGGTGGAAGACAGAACACCGAAACCCTGCGACTTGGTACGTACGGCGGGGGCGGTGGTGCTGGTTGTCTGCCAGACGATGCCGAACAACGTCCACCCTGCCGGGATCGTCGTGGAAACAGTCGCCTCCTTGTACCCCGTCGTCGACGGGTCAACCGTCCCCGCATCGAGAAGCAGGGTCCCTCCTCCTCCGGCGACAGCATCGGCGTCATAGAGGCCGAGACGCAGCACGCCCGTACCGGGCGTGGTGACCTCGATGGCGATGCGGTCGACGGTCACCGCCGCAGGCATGAAGAATGGGTACAGGTAGAGGTTCTGGAACCTGTTGATGAAGCTGCCGACACCGATGGTGGAATCGGCCCCGACCGGCGACACGTAGTGCCCGACCGTCGATGACGCCATGTTCAGAGCGGTCGGGCGCGTTTCGATCTTGTCGTCCAGGCCGACAAGCGCCTCTGACACGTCGTCAACTGTGAAGTCGGAGTTGAACACGTCACCTACGACGATCGCGGTGGCGTCATGTGCGCCTGTCGTGTCGGAGATGTGGGCGGCTGCGATCGGCTCCGCTATCGGCGCATACTGCGAAGCAAGCGACGCGTTCAGGTTCGTCGGGATGTTCCCGGCCGCCAATGTCGTCAGGTCAGCATCGAGCGGCTGATAGGTCGAGGCCAACCCGTCAACGGCTGAGAGTTGTGCAGCGGTGGCGAACTTGTTGGTCGTCGATGTGTCATCGATGTCGTCGGCGTCCAACACGACCACACCGGTCGCACCATTCACCGAATCAACCGCACCACCCCCGCCGGCGCCTCCGATCACCTCGACGGCGATCGACAGACCATCACCAGTCGTCACAGCGAACGTCCGCTCGAACGACGGCTGCGCCTTCGCCGAACCCGGCGGGTAGATCGAGATCGACCCACCGAGCCAAGGGAACCCGTCGACCGTCACCGACACCCGACCCGGCGAACCGGCGAGCGACGTCAACAGTGCGGTCGTCTTCACGCCCGTCAACGTCAACGTCAACACGTTGTCACCAGCACCGGAGATCGTCTGGCCGAACGTCGTCGCCTCCACCCCGGTCGCCGTGAGGATCTGCGCGACGATCGTCGCACCCGACAGATCCACGGGCGCGTCGGCGAGCGTCGCCGTGAACTCCAACGACACCGGGGCACCGGCCCACACGTTGATGTCGACCGGGTGCGGTCGAAGCTCGACAACAGTCATCAGTGCTCCTTGCGCTTCGAGTGGGTCACGGCGTCCACAACCCGACCGCGGTGTAGCCGACAGCGGTGGTCGCGGCCGAACGGGATGCGACGTCGACGTAGCCGATGACGACGGCGGTCTCAGACGGTTCGTGGACCTGCGCCCACGACCTGCCCGTGTCGTACTTCGCTGGGCCGGCGCTGACCGCCGGTGGCACCGAGAACGCCTGCGGGAACGTGAACGACAACGTGCCCTGATACAGCGATCCGTAGGCGGTGTTGATGGCGAGGGAACGGTCCCCCAGGAACCAGCACACCTGGAACCCTGACCGGAACCTCGCCCAGTTCCCGTTGCTGTTCGAGCCCAGCTCGGGCGTATCCCCATCCACCGGCCCCAAGATCAACCGATCCGCGCCCTGTTGCAACACAGCGCAGTAGTCGCCGGATGCGACCGGGGTGAGCGCCGGCAGTTCGACTGCAGTCGCAGCACCCTCGAGTGCGACCGTGTTCATCGCGGTCGCTTCGCCGTAGACGATCGACGCACCCCGGTTCTGCAACGCCAGGATCGTTCGGGCCAGGTCGTTCACGACGCCACCTGCGACGCACGCGACCGTGCCGACATTCCACCGTCGGCGCCCAACCCGATCGACAGTGAGTCGATGATGTGGAGCTCGTCGAGCGCCAACGCCGAACGCACCACACGCACCACGTCGGAACACTCCAACCGTGGGTCAGGCACCGCCGAGAAATCGACGGAGCGGGCCACACCGAGGTTCGATGCCAGGATCGACGCAGCCGCCGTCTCGCACTGTTCGTCCGATGCGAGGAACTCCGACGCGAAGAACCGAGGCTTGCGGCCGAACGGGCCGTCGTAGTACGTCGGAGATGCCGGATCGAGGTCGGCTGCTTCGCCGCGGTACTGGGCACCCGTCGACGCATTCCGACCGGTCGCTATCACCTTGTTGTACGCGGTCACCCGATCCAACTTGACGTTGACCGACACCATGTTGACCCCTTCGGCGACCGTCGCATCAGGATCGGCAGTGAACGTCGGCTCCAGGCGCAGCACGACACGGCCGAGGCCGTCGAACAGCAGCTCGTGACCGATCGACTTCGCCATCGTCTGCGCCGCTTCCCACCGATCATCCTGCGCGGCGAACGTGAGTAGCGGTGTCGTGAACGTCACCGACGGAAACAGGAACTCGAGACCATCGACCCCGTCGTCGATCAGATCTTCGATCGCGGTGGCGTAGTTGGTGCCGGCGGCGATCTGGTAGACGTCCTCGAACCGGGCGTCCGACACCAGCCGGGAACGGTCCTCGGCGACGATCGCAGACGACAGCGTGATCCCGTCGACATCGGATGTCTGGATCGGGAACACACCGAGCGGCACCATCTCCACCGAAGGTTCGCCGGCGACGGCGCCCACTGTCAGTGGGTTGCCGTACTCGTCGGTGAGAACTTCGCCGCTGCCATCGGTCAGAAACGGATCGGTCGTGATCGCTGCTCCCAGCCGGACACCGCGCCACACCAGCAGTTCGTAGCCGTACGGGGTCAAGATGTCATCGGCTGCAACCGGAACGCGTGTCGGTTCGGCGAACAGGGCGTCGAGACGGGCGAGATGTGCGGCGGTTCGGTCGTAGTCGACGCGACCATCGATCAGGTTCACACCTTCGGCGATCACCTCACGGTCGAACAGGACATCGCAACGAGAAACGACCTGATGCGACCCGGCGACCGTGTTCGCGAACGCGAGGCTGGCCGATCTCATTGGCCTGCAGTCGAATCAGCTGGAGCGGTCACACTGTCGTAGGTGGCCGACCAGAGCCGCCACAGGTTGTCCGAGTTCGCCGACATGAACACCTCGTCGACGCCGTTGATCGCTGCGTAGAAGTCGGCGATGTCCATCGCAGCGGGGAACTGCACCAACACCACCGGTGTGTCTTCGAGCAGCGCCCGCAGATCGGCGGCGTCGGTCGTGCTGTACGTCTCGATCGTCAACATGCCCGAATGGGACGACATCACATCGGACACGACGATCGGTGCCGCTGCCCCGATGATGTCGAATCGGCCGGTGCGGCGACGCTTCGCGTACACGTCACGGCGCGACATGCAGAACGTCGTATTCAGGCTCGGGTCGGTCGGAGACTTCAGCCAACACTCAGTCGACGACCACGACTCCGCCGGCGTTGACTGCACCCATGCGCCCGTCACCGGCAGACCCGACAGTAGGTACGTCGCACGCGCCCGGTAGAGAGCCGTCGTGCCGTTCGGGACTTCGTAGTCGAACACCTGAAAGTCGTTGGCGTCGGCGGTGCAGTCAACGTAGTTCGCGAAACGCACCGGTGTCCACGTCACGCCCGAATCGAGCGAGCGTTGCACCTCGATCAGTTCCCACGCTTCCGTGGCAGTGTCGCGGGTGACGTCGATTTGGATGCGGCCGCCTGCGTCTCCGCCGGTCGCCGTGACCGTGTCCACGTCGGCGGTGTCGACATCGACAGCGAACGTGTCGAACGCCCACGCCGACCAATGCGACGCACCGTTCACCGTCTGCGCCACACGGACATACGCACGGTACGTGTCGCCAGTGACAAGCGCACCGGTGTTCGCCGTCAGCGCGGAGCCGACGACCTCACCCGACTCCCAGTACGAATCGGACGTGTCCGGATCGAAGCCGCCGGCGCCGTACTGGGCGTCGGTGAAGACCTTCACCTCGTAGCGGGTCTGGTCCCCACCGTCGGCGTCGAGCGTGTTCGACCATGCGATCGGGATGATGTTCGTCGCCGTATACGGGTCCGGTGAGACAGCGGTGACCGTCGTGACCGGCTGCGTGACGTAGATCAGGTCGAGATACAGCTCATAGAACCGAACGTTCACAGAAACAGGCTGCGCGCCCATCTGCAAACGGAGAGCATCAACGGACGCCTGCGACCACCCCACCGGCGAATAGCCGCCGGCGAAAGTCAGAATCCCGTTCGCGGTGCTGACCGTGCCCGCCAGCGACGGGCCTGCCGGCGATGATGCCGCTGTGATTTGCCCGCTCGCCGACGTATGCCACGCCCGTGCCCGGATGCGTGCAGACTTCGTAACGGCACCAGACCCCATCGCGACTGTGCCCATCTCGACCAGAGTCCCGTTCGCGCCGTTTCCGGCAACGTAACTCGAGTCGGAGTCGTCGTTCAGCGCTGTATGGGCGTTCGCTGCGCCAGTGACAGTGCCTGCCGCAACTGTCCCGTTCGGTCGAAGTGTCGTCGTCGTCATCGCACACCGCCCCTCAACGCCGCGACCGTCGACGACTCAGCACCCTCGATCTCCGTGCGAACCACGCCACGCAACTCCTGACCGTCAATCATCACCTTCACGTTCACCGTCGGCGATCCGCCACCCAACATCCGCTGCGACTCCGCCGGCGAATACATCCGCCCCGGACCGTCCGGCACGAACACCTGCTCACCGGGGATGATCGCCTTCGCCTCACCAGCCTCGAACCGAGAACCGGTGTGCGACTGGCGGAACCGGTTGGATGACAACACCGACCGAGCGGTAGCCCCCGACCCGATCGCCGCCAGCTTGCGCAACAACTCATCAAGCGAGGCATTCGCCGAGCGGGTGTCCGCCGAGATCGTCGTATCCACCACACCCGGAACATCGAGCAGCTTGTCGATGTACAGCTGGATGTCCTCACGCAACTCCGGATACTTCGCCTGCATCTCGCGCAGCTTCTCGACCTGCAACCGGCCGGACTCGACCGTGCCGTCTGCGGCGCCCTTCTCGGCGGCATACGCCTCAGCCAACGCCAACGCCTGAGCGGCAGCATCGATCTGCGCCGAGCGGGTATCTCGAACCGCTGCAGCCTTCTCGCGGTCGGTCGCTTCTGAGTCCTCGACAACACCGAGTGCCGTCAGATACGCCTCAGCTAGGTCGTCCACCGAATCCTGCAAGTCGATTTCAGCCTGTTCGAGATCGTGGACCTGGCCGGCCGCTGCCAGCATCGTCGCCGTGAGATCTTCGATCCGCTGACGGGCCTCTGATGCCGACTCGGCCAGCGCTTCTTTGGCTTCCGTGTTGGCTTCGGTAGCGGCGGTATCTGCCTCGGTGGCTTCGGCTTCTACTTCCGCCGAGACCGCAGCGTTCTCCCGAGCGACCTTCTCCTTCGCAAGCGCCACCTCGAGCAGCTTCGTGATCTCGGTCTCTTCGCCCTTGGCCTTCGCCGTCGCCACGATCCGTTCAGCAGCACCGAGCTGCGTGCGGACCAGTTCGTCGAGCATCTTGTTGACGCCGTTGCCCTCGACGACCGACTGCAGCAGTGCCCGGTTGAACTGATCGAGGATCTCGGCGTCACTCGCACGCGACAGTTCGCCGATCGCTGACGTCAACGCTGCAGCGTCCTTCGCTGCGTCACGGGCGTGCATTGCCAGACCGACGAACGCGACCGCGAGCGGAGCGGCGGCGGCGGTCATCGCGCTCATCGTCCGAGGGAAGCGCGTCGCGAGCGCGGAGATCTGCGCTCGCATCAAGATGAGTTTGCCGATGACGAACGAGATCGATCCGCCCAACGCCAACGCGCCGACACCGAAGGTTGCGATCGTCCCGATCAGTCCGTTCGTGGCACTGTCTGCCGACGAGAGGGTGCTGATCAGGCTGGTGGACACTGACACGAGCGACATGAGGTGCGGCAGGACGCCGGCACCGATCTCGTCGGACAGGTTCGTCAGGTTCGCTCGCATCGTCGCCAGCTGGCCCTGGAGCTCGCCGGACTCTCGGCTCCACTGGCCGATCATGTCGCCGCCTTGGCGGTACATCTCGGCGTTGATCGCAACGATCTTCTGTTGCGCCGTGAGCGTGCCCGTGACCTTCTCGCCGGTCTCCCGGAAGTAGGCCGTCTTCAGCGTGGCGTCGTCGAGGAAAATGCCGTACTTGCGCATCACCTCGGTGGATCCGGCGAACGCAGCCTGCACATCCTGCAACGCCTGTTCCGGTGCGACGTTCTTGAACGCTGCGAAGTCAGCGGACAGGCCGACCAGGTCCGTGGAGAACTTCGACAGATCCTCGCCGCCGAGACCGATGATCTTGCCCAGCTGAGCGAACGACGTCGCCGCTGCCACGGCATCTTTCGATGCCATGCCGACACCTCGGGCCGAGTCCTCTGCCCAGTCGCCGACCTGGTGCGCGACGGTGTCTCCGACGACCTGCTCGAGCGCCGACATGTTCGCTTCGGCGTCCGCTGCCCCGGATGCCATCTTGAACAGCCCGGCTCCGGCGATGCCGGCGAACGCCATCGCCCCGGCACCGAACTTGCTCATGTTCGAGCCGAGCTTGTCCAGCTTCGCTTCGGCCTTGCCGAGTTCCTTGTCGGCGGTAGACCCCAGCTGCTGCAGCGAGCGGACACCCTGAGTCGTGTCGAATGTCAGGATGTACGCCAGGCGTTCGGAGATCGTCGCCATCGCTCACACCCCTCTCGATGGGATAGGTTCGCCCCATGAAGCGGGCCGCCACGATCGTTCTCGTCGCCATCGGACTGCTGTCAGCGGCTCTTGCGTTCAGCAGCTACAACGCGGCCAGCGACGACGCCAACCTCGCCGAATCGATCTGTCGCCTCGGTGGCGGAACCGGATGCGACGCAGCGATGGACTGGAGCCGTCCGGGCCTGTTCTCTGTCGTCGCAGTCGTGGCGTTCGGTTCCGCCTGGTTGGTCGGCCGATCAGGCTCGGCGCAACGCGCCGAGGATCTCGTCGACTGACGCCTTCGCTACCTCTTGGATCGCTGCGGCCATCTCGTCGCCGGCCTTCGCTGGGTCGTCGATGCCGGCGGTGCGTTCGACGCACACGAACGCGGTCAGCATCTGCATCAGCCGCTGGTGCCCGGCGAGCGGGTTGATGTCCAACGCCTCGTAGTCATCGGAGCCGGTGAGCAACGCGAGGAATGCCAGGTGCTGCCCGGTCAGGTCCGATTCGTTGTAGGCGCGGCCACGCCAGAACAGCGCCCACGACTGCGACGGCGCGCCGACCGGGCCCCCGGTCGGCGGCGGCAACTTCGGAACGGATGGTGCGGTCATGGTGCTCATAGCTTTGCTACCCCCTTGAGGACGTTCGTCGTCCGTTTCGACATCGACTGAGAGATCACCGGGCGAGCCACCTTCGTGCCACGCTGCCACGTCTGCTTTCCGGACGTGCCTGGGTGGCGCACCGACTGGCGGAATCCACCGTCAGGCAGGCGCAGCACCGCCTTGTTCGACAGTACCGGGCCGATGAAGCTGCCCCGGCGTGCCGTAAATGTCCCGGCCAGGACCGGGCCGATCATGCCCTTGCGGGCGTTCCCGCGGCCTCCGTACAAGTACGCCGAGCGGATCACCCTGCCGGCGGTGTCGTTGTTGATCAGCTGCAACGGGCCGGTGGCGGTGAGGACACCGGACGGAGATGTTCCCCGCTTCTCCAGCTTGAAACGGACACCTACCTTCGTGTTGCCCGTCTTGCCCTTCGCAGCGTTGACACCGGAGAGTTGGCTGTCGCCGCCCGAGTCCTTTCGGATGATGGCGGCGTGGAGCTTCTGGCCGGCTTCGGCGGATGCCTTGAGCGTGTCCAACGACTTCGCCTGCACCTGCCGGGACATGTTCGCGAGACCCTTGGCGATGTCCGGGCCAGTGAGCTTCGCGGCCACGACCGGTCAGGCGTTCGAGTCAGTCGAAACGATCGTCACGGTGATGGCGTCGGTGTCGTCGTTGCCGTCACCCACGACGGCCTCGAACCCGATCGCCTGCTTCACGACGCCTGCACCGTCGACCATCGGGACCGCACCGGTGTAGAACACGTTCAGGCCGAGCGTGACGATTGCTGATGCGCCGGCGTTCCACTCGATCTCGAGCGCGCCCTCGGTGCCGGCGAGGTAGGTGGCGACGGCGTCCATGTCCTCGAAGTCGCCCGACACGGTGCCGGAGATCGTGCGGCGACCGTTCTCGCGGATGACGGCGCGGCCAGCGTCGGTGGCGCACGACTTGAACGACCGCTCCAAGTTGTTCGCCCCGGTGATCGTCAACGAATCGAAGCAGCGCGTGTTGGCGTCGATGTCCGACACGGTCAGGTGCTGGAACGTGAGCGGCGTCGGAGACGCATCCGGCGCATACGCAGCAGCAGTCTGGTTGGTCTGCATGTCGTAGCAGAACAAGTCGAGCGCCAGGGTGGCGAACTCGCCAGGGTTCTGGGCGAGCGTCCACTGGTTCACCATCGACCCGATGAAGTCGAACTGGTTGAACGAAGCACCCATCGGACGCTTGATCTGGAACGTGCCGGTAGCGAGATCGCCACCCTCGAACACATGCGTGTACGGACCTACACCCGTCGTCGACGCGGTGCCGCCCAGCATCAGCTCGAACATGTCGACCATCGTCTCGGGCTGCAGCTCGAAGTTGATGCCGCCACCGACCTCTTTCGTGCCCTTCGACTTGCGCGGCGTGTGACGCAGCCCACCTCCGAGCGCCTGCGAACGGATGAAGTTCTGATTGACGGTCAACGACTCCTGCACGAACCCGATGAAGTTCGTCGGCACTGCACGAGTGTTTTTCGTACCCTCTTTGGCCCAGCCTGCGGCGGCGTAGACACCTGTTCCAACTGTCATTCGGGTGCCTCCTCGGCGTCATCGCCCTTCACGGGCTTCGGGGTTGTGACCTTCGACCAGTCGCCTTCGAGCAGACCGGCAGCGACCCCATCGGGAACGTCGACAGCGACACCGCGCTCGGCGGTGATCCCGGCGACTCGGACCGCGTCAGCGCGGCCCACGTACTTGAGCTTCATGTCAGATCCTTCCGACGTGTTCGTAACGGACCAAGGCGCGCCCGATCAGCCCCTCGCGAGGTGACGGGACGATCTCGAACGACACCTGCGAGATCCCACCATTCGCCACGACCCCATCGACACCGAGCGGGTTCAGACGGGCCGTCTCCGACGCAGCGCCGGACGTGTCGTCGTAGACGGCACGCTGCACCACATCGGCCAACTCTTCCAACCGGTCGAGGATGAGGTCTTCGGCTTGGGCGTCGTAGACGGCGAACGTGTTGATCGCCACCACGACGCTGAACGTCTCGTCGCGGCCGCTCGGGAACCGCTGCCAGTTGATCTCGGCGTCATCACCGAAGTCGGGCCAGATCCACACGACCTCGTCGAACGTGTCCCAGTCCGGCTCAGTCAACGCGATCTGCGGGACGTTCCCGGTGATCGGATGTGCCGGCAACGACTGCTCACGCAACCGGTCCCGCATCTTGCGGGCAGCGTCGAACACCCGAGATGTGAACGTGGTCGCCATCAGGCAATCCCCGGCACATTCCAACGGTGAGCGACCAACACCTCGTCGACCTCCGGGATACCGGTGATGAACGGGCCCAGACCGGGCGTGGCGAGCTGCGTCACACCGCCGGCACCGTCAGCGAACGACGTCGCCCGATCCGGCACCGACGAGGTGCCCGCACCGACCACGTAACGGGTGTAGCGGGCAGCAGCGCCGACGACATCGAACGGCGCCCGGTCGTAGCCGTGCTCGTATCCGATCTCGACGTCACCACAGTCCCAGCAGGTGCCGTCACCCAACGTGGCGATACCGGTACTGCTCGCAGCGATCGACGCGATCTGCCCAGACGTCAACGCAGTCACGTTGCCGTCGGAGTCGATCTGGTTCGCCCAACGCACCGCACGCAGATCCGGGAACCGCAGAATCAACGACCGGTCACCGTGCGACCGGATCCGCTCGATCGCGAACCTCGGCGTCAGACCCCGCTTCGTTTCCCGCTTGAACAGGTCATCCACCTCACGGCGATGACGCGAGAACGTCGACGCCGCCACCGTCGACATCTTCGCCTCACGAGCGACGAACTCGGCACGGGTCAACAGGTAGGCGCCGATGATCTCGTGCACCGTCGTCGCCACCACCGTGCCGGACACGGTCCATGTGGCGGTGAGCAGATCGATCTGAGCGGTCTGCGCCGCAGTCAACGCGACCGTCCGAGCAGCCGTCGACGTCCCAGATGTCGCGGTCGCCGGAGCGATCACCTCGGAGCCGTCCGAGCCGGTCACACCGACAGTCACGGTGCCGGGGTCGGCGGGTTCACCGTCGGAGTCGACCGGCTGCCACGACAACGTGGCGGCGGTCCCGGCGAGGATCTGTTGGTCAGCGACCGTCGACAGCAGCATGTTCACTCCTTCGACTTCGCTCGAATGGGCCAGGGACCGGCCGGAGTTTCACCTCCGGCCGGTCTCCAACTGATTGGTGATCCGTCAGGATCAGGCGGTGGTTGCGATGTCGAGCATCCGGAAGGCGGAATCCAGCACCGAGTCGGCACCGAAGTGCGCGCTCATGTAGATGCCGGAAGCGCCGATCGGACGGCCCGTGGTGCCGAACACGTCGGGGATGAAGCGGGTCGTGGTGCCCACGCCTTCCGCGATGACGTAGTTCTGGAAGTCGCCGACCACCAGGCTGTAGTTGCTGGCCGTGGCCGCAGCGTTGATCGCTCCGTCCATGTCCTGGTTCTCGAGGAGCGGCGCACCGAACAGGCGGGCGGGAGCACCCGACTGCCAATCGACCAACAGGTTGAAGTTGGCGGCGTCGCCGAGCTGTCGCAGGTCGTTGATGATGGCGATGTTCGCCATCCACGTCGCGTTGCGGCGGTGACGTGCGGGCAGCGCCTCCCACAGGCTGTAGGCATCCGCAATCGCGATGGCCTCGCCAGCGGCGTTGATCTCGCTGGCCGTGCCAGTGAGCGCCGTGATGATGCCCTGCGGCTGCGAGCCGGTGCCGGTGGTCAGTGCAGCACCGACCAGGTCGTTCCAGCCGCCCATGAGGACGTCCGAGACGATCTGCGTGACACCGCTGATCGAGCCCTGTGAGGCGTACGAGAAGGGCACGAAACCCTGCGCGAGGTACAGGCTGATGTCGACGTTGGCGAACGTCGGGGTGTCGTCGGACACCTCAGTGTTCTCACCGTCCCACGACCATGCGGCGTGCGGCGACGTAACGACACGGTAGGTGTCGCTGGTCGTCTGCACCCGGCGGGCAACCCCGTAGATCGGGTTGTCGGTGCCGGTCGAGCTGAGCGTCACCGCGGCCTCGATGTCGGTCGGGACGAGGTAGCCACCAGCGTTGTCGGTGGTCATCGACACGGCGCGCTTGATGCTCTCGGTGTACTCGAGGGCTTCGCGCTCCGGCTGGGTCAGGTTGGCAGCTTCGAGGCGGCCACCCGAGCGTGCGAGCTTGCCGAAGGCCGTCTTGTATGCCGGCGACGTGGTCGCGAGCACCAGGCGGTACATCTTCTCGTCGCCGCCCTGCTCCAACATGCGGGTCAACGCCTCGCGGCGTCCGTCCTGCGGGCCAGGGGTCTGCTCGATCGCGGTGAACGCGCGGGAGGCCAGCTCGTCGATGCTGCGGGTGCGGCTGACTTCGCTGATGTCCCACGGGTTCTTGATCGAGGAGACGCGCTCGACGTCGTGCTCGTTGCCGAACGGGTCGCGGTCGAAGCCGCTGCCGTCCTCTCGGGCGGGCGCCTGGGTGACCGGGCTGAGACGGTTGATGCGGTCGAGGTCAGCGGCGCGACGAACGGCGAAAGCCTGCTCGTCCTTCACCTTGGCGTCGACGATGTCAAACTCTGCGGAGAGTTCCTGGTATCGGGCGATCTGGTCCGAGTCGAGGTCGGCCGCAGTCGCGAGGGGCTTGAGTTCCGCGGCCAGTTCGGCCAGGCGTGCTTCATTCGGGGTCATTGGATGAGTCCTCTCAGACGTGCCGCCATCTGGCGGCGCTGGGCGTTGAACTCGTCGGCAGCCCGATCGGGCGAGGCGGCGTCGTCGGCGATCTGCGGGTTCCCCGAGCGGCCGATGTCGGCAAGGTCGGGGAAGCGCGAACGCAAGACTTCGAACAGGTCGGCGACCTGCTCGGGTTCCAGCTCGTCGAGCGATTCGACGATCTGGTTGGCGGAGCGCATCGCGAGAACGCGTGCACCCTCGTAGGCGCGGAACACGGCAGGGCCGTACTCCGCGAGGCTGAGTTCCTGGCGGACCACCGTCGGCAAGTCCTCGCCCTTGGCGGCGGGGATGGTGCGCGAGCGGTTGGGCTTGCCGGAGAACGAGAAGCCGTCGACGGCGCCCGAGCGGATCAGCTCGAGCGCCTCGTCGCCGGCGGGTGTGTTGACGTACCACGACGACACCCGCAGGCCGCGGCCATCGACCGATGCCGAGCGGTGAACGGCGACCGGGGCGGACCACTTGTCGGACGGGTTGCCGAAGATGTCGCGTCCGTGGTTGAAGAACACGGCGGGCTTGACGTTGCGCTTGAGCACACCGTCGAACGCGGTGCGGTCGATCGACTCGTAGTAGTGGCCGTACTGGTCGCGGATCTCGGTCGGCTGACCGAACACGGCGGCGTACGCCTCGACTGTGCGGCCGTCGCCCTCGGAGCGAACGACGAGGTCGTCGATCGCGAACGACCGCTGGATGGGGCCGGTCACCGTTGGTGCAACGGTGTCGATGGTGTCGGTCACGTTTCGACCTCCTCTGGATCTTGAGCAGATGATGTGCCTGGCTCTTGAAGCTGCACGCTGTACAGGCCCGAGTGAGAGCCGACGAGCTTGGACAGGTCGCCGTTGCCACGCACGTACTCGATGACGGCGTCCGGGCCGTAACCGGCGTCCGTCAGCTGGCGGATCGTCATGGCGTCGGCCTGGCGGATTGTTGCGGAGTCCTGCTGGTCCTCCTGGAGCAACAACACGCGCGATGGATCGAACGTCAACTCAGCGCCGCCAGGCACCTCGATGATGCGCTCCATCGACGCACAGAACCCCTGCGCGTACGGTGAAAACCACGAGTCAGCCCACAGTCGGCGCGTCTGAGCGTAGTTGCCGGCGTTCAACGCCGAACCGCTCAACCCTTCACGGATCAGCAGCACGGTGGCGGGGACACGCGAGCGCGAGGACACGCGAGTCTCGAAGCCGCCCTGCAGCTCGGCCATGCCGAGATCGCCGAGTTGAGAGCCGACGATCTTGATGTCCGTGCCCGACTGGGCGTAGATGGTGCGCCAAGCGTTCGCCGTTCCCTTGTGGGCACCGTCGAACGCGTCGACCCAAGCATTGAACTGGTCGAGATCCACGACGGCGGGCGGGGCCAGCGCCACCATGTTCGGCGTCGCAGCGTTCGAGAAGAACTTGGAGACGTGGTCGGTGGCCTGCATGTCGGCGGCGATCTCGCGGTAGATCGACGTCACCCACGCCTCGCCGATGAACAGCGACGACGGATGCGGCTCGGGCGCCCAGTGGGCGACCTCGGACGGGGTCAACAACTGCGCCGGATGACTCGATGACGGACCGCCGGGCTTGTAGCTGTAGCCGATCACGCGGGCGTCTGCGGCGAGCGATGGATCTTCGACGCGCTCATTGGAGCCGATCAGGATCGTCAGCCAGTCCGGGCGCAGCCGACGCACACCGCCGTCGAGCATCCGGCGCACGTAGAAGTTGCCGTGATAGGCGACGTCCTGCTCGCAACGGATCAGCAGCGACGGGCGGGTCAAGTCGTCACCAGGGCGCTCGAGCGGCGACAGCGCCTCGGTCCCGAACAGTCTGCCGTCGTCGCCGCGTGAGTTACGAAACTTGAACACGAGCTGCGACATCACCAGCCCGCGAGCGATCACCGCCGACGACACGACGCCGGAGCGCGAATGGATCGTGCGGACAGCGGTCGCGAAGTCAGCGGCCGACGCCTCCGTGTGTGAGCCAGCGAGCGTGTTCGTCGGCCGGACCGACGTGATGGGGAAGTCGCCTGCCTGATTGAACGGGCCGAATGTGTTGCGCTGGATGTCCCGACTCCGGAGACGGCTGATGACGCTAGGCACGCTTCGGCCTCCTCAGGGAATCGAGGTCGACGAAGAGTCCGACCAGCAGCGTCACGACGCCTGCAACAGCGAGGGCGATCGGCCCCCAGAGCACGACGAGGGCAACGACGATCATGAGCCAGCCGACTGCGGCGACGGTCGCCCCGATCATCGAAACGCCACCAGCGGGCCGCCGTAGGCGGGCGACGTGATCTCCGGAAGCGAGTCGGCCACCGCGGCGGCACACGTCGCAGCATTCAACGGCGTGACGTCACCGACACGGCCATCCCACATCCACCCGTCACCAATCCGACGAGCCGGCACCGCAACAGCGAGGTTCGTTAACCGGGCATCACCATCATGAGTGATCTCGACGGCCTTGACATCGGCGACGAACGCCGCGCACGCAGCCTGATACTTGCTCATCGACAGCGCCACCAGCTCGACCTCCTCGCCCGTTCGGGCGTTGTGCTCGGCGATGATGCGCTCCAGCATCGGACGCAACGCCTTCGACGGGCCGGATGCGTCGAACACGACCTTGGCAACGCGTTGAGCGTCGAGCACGTCGAGCAATGCGATCTCCAACCAGTGCGAACCGTCATCGTGCTGCACGACCTCGACACGCCTGCGACCGTCGCCCTCTCGGCCACACACCACCATCGCCGAGCGATCCAGGTCGAACGTCGTCGCCAACGCCACCACAACCTGCCCGCCGATCTCGCCGGCGGTACGACACTCACGCCACCAGTGCGGATCGATCTTGGCCTTCATGGCGAGCAGGCGATGCGGCGGGTCCCACACGCACAGATGCTCACGAGCGAACTTCTCCGGGCCGTGACGGCGCAACTCCTCGCGCATCTCCTCGATCGACTTGCGACCGGCGTGCAGTGCCGGGTTGCTCGCCCACCACGTCGCCTCGTCGTTCGGGTCGACGTACTCCTGCTCGACATCGCCGTCGCCGTTGATCGTCACCCGCTCAGCTGTGTGACCGAGATAGGCGAACGCTCCAGGGTTGGGCGACAACGCACGGATGCGTTGATCCCACCACCAGGCGCCGCCGTCAGCCTTCGAACGGATCGCACCGGTGCCGATCGCGTTCACCTGCGGGTTCGGGTTCACCGACAGCGTCGGAGTCGCCGACGCCAACTGCTCCGATTCGACGTACTGCGCTTCGTCCAGCACCACGCGAGATAGGTCATCGAGACCGCGCAGACCGCCGCTCGTGCGGGTCCGATACCAGATGACTGCACCGTTCGATAGGCGGATCTCCTGCTGCCCCTTGCCGGCGAGCTCCTTGGTCACCTTGCGGCGCAGATCGCGGTGACCGAACAGGGTCAGCATCCGCTCGAACGCCTGCGACACCGTCGGGATCTCGTGGGCCGTGTGACCGATCGCCTCACCGCGCTGCGTCAACCCGTACAGCTCGACAACCTCGATCTCGTCACCCTTGCCCGACTGGCGAGCCACCTCGCGCCCCGTCGTGCGCGCCGCCCAGTTGCCGACCGAGTTCGTCGCCATCATCATCTCGACGGCCTGCCGCTGCGCCGGGTCAAGCTTGCGGCGGCGGTAGAACTCCCACAGCTCGATCGCCTCGTAGGCGCTATCGAGACTGACTGCGTCGACCGGCCGGACGCAGATCCTCGCCGGCGCCACCTCGTCGTCGAGCCAGTTCATCGACAAGCGGCACCTCCTCGACAGTCTCCGACTTCGCCAACAACTCGCCGAGAATCCGTCGCTCACGAGCGATAGCTGCAGCAGCCGAACCCTCGGACGCTTCAAGCAGACGACCCAGCGCGTCGTAGTCCCGACGGCGATCCTCTGTCAGGTCATCGGCCACCGTGACCTCCTGGGGAATCGTGACAAGAGAGAACACGGAGAGGATCGGGGTCCTCCGTGTCGCCGTCGGTTGCACGTTTCGGGGGTGCCCCTCCCCCTCCGGCCGTCAGCGGCGCCAGCGTGATGCGGACTGTGCGAGTTCTCGGTCGGTTCGACCGCTTCGTTGATGGTTGCCGTCGGTGGCTCCACTGCTGCGGTTGTGGTGGGCGCAGGCTGGCCGGAGCTGGCAGCAGCCGGTGCCTCGCCGGTGGTTGTGTTTCACCAGTGATGGGACGTGATCGATGTCTTCGGCTGGTTGGTCGCAGTCGGTGTGCCAGCAGGTGGTGCCGGGGTGGGCGGTGAGCCAGGCTCGGGCACGGCGGAAGTCCGGGTCGTTGTACGGACGGGGCTGGCCGTTGGAGCGAGCGGGCATCGGTCACCTCGTCGGGGATCGAGTCCAAGGTGCGCCCTTGCCACGGAAGTGGAGCGGGTCGAGTTCGCTGTGGATCGCACCGTGCTCGGCTGGAGTCAGGGGCTGCAGATGCGCCGGGTTGACGCAACCCTTGTTGAAGCACTTGTGATGCAGGTGGTACCCACGTGGGATCGGGCCCTTCAAAGTCCGGTAGACGTAGCAGTGAGCCTGCTCCGTTGTCCCCTTGTGCGTCGATCCGACCTTGGCGTACTTGTCTGGGTTGCCGTCCATGATCCAGCATCCGTCCGGGCGAACGGTGATCCGTTTGCCGATTCTGGCTTCCATGCTGGCGTCGGCTTTCGGGGCTCGCAGTCCCTTCGGCGCGTGGTTCTTGGTGGATAGTCTGGGCATATCAGCACCTCCAATGCTGGTCACGCCTCGGGACGTTCACTGCGTCGCCGGGGCACCTTCATTTCGGAGCTTCGGGCACTGCGGTGTCCACTCAACGAAATGTGGTATTTATTCCACCACACGCAGGCAGTTCGTGTCAAGTACCCTCCGGCGGTTTGCAGTCGGGTCGCCCGCATGATCTGGTGCGACCACGACGGACCTCGAGCACGTCGATCCACACGATCGTCTCGTGACACCAGCACTCGACGGCGACGCGCTCGCCTTCACGCGGTGGACGTCTCACGGGTCGGTGGTTGCTTGCGGGTTGGCGCGTGATCGCCTGCGTCGCCGTCGATCGAACGCCTCGCCGTTGACGAAGGGCACGAAGGCGTCGCGTCTGGACATGGCGTCCCACTGCTTCTCCCTGCTCACGTAGACGGATGCCAGCCCGTTCCAATGCTGCATCTCGGAGACGAGCCACGGACGGAGCAGACGAGCGCCGACGCGGTAACGGAGGCGGCTCACTGGCTGTCCCCTTGCGGGTTGGCGCGGGCCACCTCGCGACGACGGCGACGCTCACTGAGTCTCCACGACCACGATGTGGTGCCGCTTCGGTGGGCCATCTTCGTGCCACCGAAGCCGCTGGTCCCGACGAATCGTTGTCCGCAGATCGGGCAGCGCCACTTCCAAGCCCCGCGCTCTGGTGCCCCTTCTAGCGGTTCGCACTTGTGTTCCATCAAGTCGATGATTCGATGGATCCCTCTGCCACCGTTGTCTATGTAGCCAGGATCAAGGGTGATCTTCGGAGGCACCGCAGCGTCGGCGGGTCGAGCCAGTGACTCGTTCCACACGTAGTCCCAAACGTCCTGTGCAATCTGGTGACGCTGACTGAACACGACGAATCGTGTGGTGTTGCGCTGCACGATGTCGGCAATGTCGTTGGCGAACTTGGCTGGTGCTGGAGTGCTCGCCATCACGCGTTTCCTTGTCGGCGAGCGTTCGGCTCTTGCGGGTCTCGTTCGGCGGGATTGATGTAGCCGATGGCGTTCTCAATCTCTCTGGCCTGTCGGTTGAGTTCATCAACCACCCACCCGCACCAGCGGTTTCGCTCGTCGTCTTGCAGAATCAGGTTGAACACCGCCTTGGCGGCCCGCCTCAGATTGTCGGCGTTCTGGGCACTCACGACCCCTCACTTCCTTGTCGTTCTCTCATGGTCATCATCTCCCCTTCCGTTTGCGCTTCTTCTTCGCCACCGTCTTCGCCTCAGCAACCTGAGCAGCGGTCGGCTTGATCCCCTTCGACCACGCCCGGATGATCGCCGGCGACGGATCGGCACGGTCGTTGTTGCGACGGAACTCACCGCAGCGCCGACACAGCGACTGCGCCCGATGACGATCGTCGATCGGCTGATGATCGCCGGCAGCGGCATGAAGACGACAACCGGTCGGACGAGTCGACTCGGTCGGCTGATACTCCACCACCAGCGAACGGGCGTGAGCGACGAGACGCGACAGGTTGTCGAGCTTGCGTGCCGGGACATCGTTCGCATCGGTGCGTAGACGCTTCGCTGCCCAACGCAGCACGGCGAGCGAATGCGCCTCGTGGACGACCTCGACCGGCAACCGGACCCCGTCGAGCTCGGCGAACACGTCGATCGCAGCAGCAGCAGCCAGACGGATGCGCGCCAAGATCGCCAACTGCAACCGCACCGCATGATCCCCTGTCGGCTTCGACGGTTGGTCGTCGTCCGATGGTGACGACCCCGACGACGGCGACGGGATCTCACCGGTCCACTCGTTCAGATGAGCGAGCGCAGCAGGCAGACCCGAGATGATCGCCTCGATGTCCGCCGAGAGCTGGGTCACGATCGCCGAGTGCTTCACGACGTTCGTCCACAGGCCAAGCGCGGGACCGATCGCGGGACCGCGGGACCGCGGGACCGTCCCGCGGGGGGTTCTCCCTCGCGTACGTACGAAGTCCGATAACTCATTCTATTTCTCCTGGTAGTGGGATTCTGTTCGTTACGGCTTTCGCGGGACGCGCGAGGGGTACCGCGGGACCGTCCCGCGAATGGTCCTACACTTATCCACAGGCTCGAAGGGCTCACACGGGCCTCGATTTGCCCGCTCGGAACCCGTCAGCGATCGCCTCGATCCACCCGTTGGCGATCGCCAGGTCAATCATCTCGTCAACGGTGACGAGTTTCTTGTAGCTGCCTCGGACCGCCGACATCACGTCCCGTTTCGCCAGGGCGACGGCGGGGTCGCGGTGCGCCTTGCGGGCGATCGACAGGGCACCGGCTTCGAGTGCCCGGCGCTGCGATGCGTCCTCGACGACGATCTGGCGCTGCGCCAGCCGCAGGGCCGTCGAGCGTTCCGATGCCGCCGTGCTCGACCTGGCCTCCTCGATCGCCCACGTCCGCACCGCCCTCGAGGATCGCATCACCATGCCGGCCAGCTCCCAGTCGTCGACGCCCACGCAGAGGCGACCGCCGTCCATGACGGCGAGGATCGCTGCGACCTTCATGCGACCGAGGTCGGCGTGCGTGTCGAGCGGGTCAACCTCCCACTCTCCTCGTGTGGCACCGAGGGCCCGGCGTCGGATCTGCTCGACGATGTCGGGGTCGAAGGCGACGGTCGTGCCGGTGGACACGATCGGTAGCGGAGCGAGATCGAGCGGCCCAGGCCACTGCGGACGCTCGTCGGGGATCGTCGGGTCCGTCGCGTTGACGAAGACGAACCGCTGCGGTGTGCCGCCCTCGGCGTCGGCGATGAGCGATGCGGCGTAGGCGAGCTGGAAGCCGAGCACCATCGCCATGCGGTAGCTGTGCGCCGGTAGGCGCCGGTTGGTCTCCTGCGAGGCGTTCTGCTGGCCGAGTGTCGCCCCGGACCACGCCGAGCGCATGATCGGCATGATCGTGGCCCCGGAGCGTTCCGACATCGACAGCAGGCCTTGGCCCTCGTCGACGAACACGAAGGCGGCGTTCTTCGTCTTGCGCTTCACCTTGCGCTTCTTGCCGTCGTCGCCGACCTCCTCGACCATCTCGAAGTACATCTCGACGAGACCCTCGCCGCTGCCCGGCGAGACGTCAGGCAGGATGTCCTTGCGGTGCTCGATCGGCACGAGCTCGCAGGCGACGTCTTTCGAGGTCGACTTCCCGCCGCCCGAACGTCCGACGATGGCGCCGAAGAAGTTGAGGCTGGCCGTCGAGCCGACGATGGCCGGCAGGACGACCGTGTGCGGGATCAGTGTCGCCACGCGGGCCATCACGGCGACGAGCACGCTGTCGGCGCACCTCGAGCGACTGTGCGCGGCCTGGCGGACGTGGGCGAGGCAGTCCCGAGCGTCCCAGAACTCGTCAGGCAAGTTGCGCCAGTCCTGCTCGATCTCACCGGTGTCGGCGTCGACGGCCAGCTTCGGGGTGGTGGTTCGCTGCTGGGCGCCGAGGGCGCGTGCGGCGGCTGCATGGTCGCCGCCGTGTCGAGTGGCGGCGTGGTATCCGAAGCGGGTGTAGGTGGCGTCGGCGTCGAGGCCGGGAACGCCCGAGGTGAACACCTTGAGCAGATCCGTGCCGCCGTAGTACAGCGACGCGCTTGCGCCGTCCCTCGGGTCCTTGCCTGGTCGGGTCCACAGTTCGTAGTCGCCCTGGCGTCCGTTGCGTCCGGAGTGCAGCGTCCAGCCGTCGCGCTCGAGCAGGTCCGCCCACTCGTGCTCGGCCTCGAAGCGGTCGCCGGGGCGGTCGGACAGCAGCTGCGTGTTCCTCCGGGCCGCTCGACGGGGCTTAGGTGGTGTCGGGTTGTTCGTGAGCAGCTCCACGAGCCAGGCAGGCGCCTCGGCCAGCTCGGCACCGTCGAACGGATCGCTGAGGGCTTCCCACTCGTACTTCGTGCCGTTGGGGTGAATCGTGGGCGGCACGACGATCTGGCCGCCCTCGCCACGGATGTCGAGCCCAGGTCCGAGCCTGCCCGCCTGGTCGTTCGTGATCGTGACGCCGTCGGGCACCCGGAAGCAGATGTGGCGCCCTCCCCCGCCGGTCAGGCTCTCGATGGTGTCCGGCAGCGTGCCGTGCTCGTGTTCGAGGTCGGCGAGCGTCTCGTCGCCGCCGTGTCGTGGGTCGACGTCCAGGGCGAAGAAGCCTGTCTGTTCCCCCGTGGCGATGCCGATGCCGTTCGACGTGCCGTCGGGCCACCACTGGGCGATCTGGTCGTGCTCCGTCGTGGCGCGCTGGGCCCAGTCGGCGAGCCCTTTCGGGAACTTCTCGCCGGCGGGGATCGGCACGACACGCCAGCCACGGGCTGCGTACGCGAGTGCGGTTTCCAGGGGGGTCACGCGTCTCGATCGGAGGCGGCGGGATTTTGGGGGTCGCGCTCGCTTCGACCGTCAGGGATCTGCGTCGGGCGCGGCGGCCTCACGACAGCCCCCTCGACCCGATCAGCGCGGCGTCGGCGCGTCCGACGTCCTTGCGGCGCTCGAAGGTCTTGGCGTGTTCCGGCCACGTCTCGATGGCGAGCAGCCGGGCAGCGTCCTTGTCCTTGCCGATCAGACCGGTGCCCTTCTTCCATTCCTGCGGGGTGACCCACACGATCGGCCAGGCGAGGCCGCCGACGACGCCCTCGATGACGCCGAGCGACCGGCCGAACTTGAAGGTGCTCGAGACGCCCTGCTTCGGCATGGCGTGCACCTTTTCGACGACGACGGTCGGGCGATCGTCGAAGCCCGCGACGGCGAACTCGACGAGCACCGAGCGCAGCAGTGCCGCCACGACGCAGCCGTCGGCAACCGGCATGTCCTCGACGTCGAGGAGTTCGCCGTCGACAAAGCACGAGATAGCCCCGGTTGACCCAGGGTCGACGCCGATGACGACGCTCACGCCGAGATCGCCGATCGCTCGGTGTCGTTGACGGGTCGCCCGTGGGCCATCAACGTGTGGCGCTTGAGCCCGTTCACGTTGGGCTCCTCGTGGTTGCACGTCGAGCAGGCGAAGAACTCCTCGCCGAAGTCGTCGCTCGGGTCCCGATGCCCTGGCGATCGAGGCACCGCGTGCAGTGGCTTGGCGGCCGAGCCGGCGTGCTTCGTGGCGCGATGCGGGCCGATGCCCTGCTTGTGGAACATCTCGCCGCAGTCCGGGCAGGCGACGCGCTCGGTGGGCGGCGTCGGCTTCTTCTTGGACTTCGCCGGCGGCTTCGAGGCCACGATCGCGACGATCTCGTCGCCGAGCGCCAGGTCGTTGTCGTCGGCGTCCGTGGGGTCGTAGGTGTTGAGAAGTTCAGCGGCGAGTCGGAGGCGCTCGTCGATGAGTTCTCGCTGGCGTTCGAGGTCGGCAATGAGGTCGTGCAGCAGCTGCATGGTGTTCCCCTTCATTCAGGTGTACGGAGTGCGCCGCCGGGAGTCGAACCCGGCCGAGGACCGTCAGCGCGGGGTGATCAAAAATCGTCCGAATTGAAGGCGTTGCCGTCACCCGAGGCGGTGTGCGCCAGCTCGGTGCGCTCGCCGGCGGCACGCTGCAATTCGCGCCGCAGCTCCTCGCAGCGTGCCGACTGTGCGGCCTCCTCGGGCTTGTCGGCGCGGAGCTTGAACTTGCGGTTCTTGCGTGGCTCGACGGCCTTCGACGGCAGGTCCTCGACGTAGCACCACTGCGCCACGAAGCCGACCTCGAGGCCGACGGCGTCGGTACACGCCGACCACGACTTGAAGGGCTTGTCGAGCTTGTCCTCGTCCGGGTCCCACTTCGCGTAGCCCGACACGTAGACGCTGACGACCTCGTCGGGCTCGACCGGGCGCTCCTCGTCGCGGGACCCGACCACGGCGCCCTTGGACGACACGACGAGGCCAGTGAGGCGGATCTGCTTCTTCGGCTCGCCCTTGGCGTTCATCTCCGGAACCCGGTCGGAGCCATAGACGTACACGGGGACATCGGGGTCGATGTCCACGACGGCGAACGTGAGCGTGTCGCCGATGTTGGGGAGTTTCGCTGCGGGCGGCCCGCTCGCCTTGGCTCCGGTTGACAGTGATGTACCCATGATGTGCCTCCTGTGGCGTTGTGGTGGGTTTCAGGCAGCCGACGTGGCTGCGGTTTCCGTCAGGACGACGTCGCCCTGATCGGAGAAGGTGACGAGGGTCAGGTTGTCCCTCACGGACTGGGCGACCTCGGCGGCGTGGCGCGCCTCGGCGATCGAGAGATGCGCGAGCACGACGCCGATCGGGTTGGCCGGCATCAGCGCCTGTTCGGAGTCCGTCGAGGCCGACAGAACGGCGCGCACGACCTCGCCGAACGTGGCGTCGTCGGCGTCCTCGGGTGCGTCATGGATGATCGAGGCGAGCGCGTAGGCGGCCCGGGTGATCTCGACGTGACGCTCCCGGTGCCCGTTGCGGGGCTGCCACGACATCGAAGCGTCGGCGGCCTCGCGGAGCCAACCGTTGACGATCGAGCGCACTGGCGAGCCCTTGATGGTCGCCAGCAGCGAATCCACCACGTCGGCGTCGAGCACGCGCCCGTCGTCGATGCGACTCGGCGAAGTCTCGACCTCGACGTGACGGTACGGCTGGCGCTTGGTCGGCGGATCGTCGAACGGCCCGACGATCTCGTTGATCGCCGCCTGCGCCCTGACGAGCTGCTCGGGCGTCCAGGTGGCCTCGCCCTTGCGGACCCGTCCGGGTGTCGGCACGCCTGAGGGCCACTCGGCGGCGAGCAGCTTCTTCAGCTCGCCGCCCCAGTCGGCGATCGAGTTGGCGAGTTCGAGCGCAGGGTCGGGGGCGGGGTCCGACCCTGCGCTTCGCTCGACCTCGGCGTGAACGTCCGAAGGAGCGACGCCGGCCGTCCCAGCCGACGCGATCTGTGTCTTCGCCTTCGGCCACATGCGCCCGATCGGGGCGCGCTCGTCCTGGCGGGCGACCCACCAGGCGTGAGCGTGCGTCCAGTGTTCGGCGGCGGCGGCGAGGTCGACGGGGTACACGGCGAATCCGTCCGGCTTGATCGACACGATCAGGCCGCCGTCGATCTGCGGGATCGGACGGCGCTCGCCGTCGACGATCATGTACTCCGCCGAGCGGATCGCGCCGAGCTGGGCCGCCTCGGTGGCGTAGCAGCCGTGACGGGAGTCGTCACCGCGCGACTTCCAGTCGATGGCGTAGACCTTGCCCTTGATCCGCACGAGGGCGTCAGCGGTGCAGGCGTAACCTCGACCGTGCAGAGTCCGGTTGAAGCACACGTACTCGGCGAGGATCGGCTCGGGCTGGTACTGGGCGAAGAACGCCTCGACCGCCTCGATGTACTCGTGGCCCGGCTGGCCTGGCGTGAGCGGCTGCGGCTCGCCGTTCAGCATCGCTTCGGCGACGAGGTGGACGTTGGTCCCACGCAGGGCTGCGGCCTTCAGCCCTTCGGCATTGATGCGGCGCATCTCAGCACCGATCGCCTCGGCGTCGAGGCCGGCGAAGCGGCCAGGGTCGGACTCGACGATGGCGGCCACACGCTTGATGGTGACGTTGGACCAGTCCGAGCCCGAAGCGGACTTGACCGTGGATTGCGACACGAACAGCGCGTCGGTGGCCTCGGCGACCTCGCAGCCCGGGAGCGGGTCGCGATACCAGAATGGTCCGCGTCCATTGATCTGTGTCCGCAGCCAGTGGTCGCCGTAGGTGTCGGTGCTCTTCGGACGCGTCTCGAGTGATGTTCCCATCAGTCGCCGCTCCCGGTGTCCCAGACACGATCGAAGTCGTCACGGTCCGAAGCTGCCGCCTTGCACAGTGCAGCGACGAACACGAGCACCGGGGCAACGATCACGGCGACGATGGCGGCGATGATCCAGCCGCTCACGACGGTTCACCCATCAGGCGCTGGAGTTCGGCGATCACGGCAGGGATGCCATCACGGTGGATGGAGACCATGATGCGCTGCTCAGCACGGTCGGGTCTCGCCGGTTCGGTGAACGTGAACTCGATGAATTGCCGGAAGCCGCTCTGCGTGATGGTGAGCCCGTCACCGGGTCGCATCGCTGACGCAGTGGCGAAACCGGTCAGACATGACGCTGCGGTGTAGGACTTGCTGGGCGCCGATGGCGGTGCCAGTGTGTTCATGGTGTTCCCCCTTGTTGGAACGGTGTTCAGGACGGTGGACGACGGAACCACGGACGTGGCGGCAGTGGCGGGCAACGCTTGATCGCGCCGAGCACGACAGCAGCCACCACGACAGAGACGAACACGACGGTCACGGGGAGTCGTCCGCTGCTTGCGGGTATGGCCTGTCGATGACGACCTTCGGGCGCGGGTCCGTCCATCCGGGCGGCGGTGGCGGCATTGGCGACACGATGCGTGGCGCCTGGCCGGCTTCGGCGAGCAGCTGAAGCACGAGCTTCCCGGCCGTTGTGATCGAGGCTGTGTTGCTCCACCGGGCGCACGTCTTGGCGTCGGCGTTGTAGTCGCGTGGTGCCCACGTCACCTCGATGAGTCCTCGGCGTTCGAGCGCCGTCAGGGCTCCGTCGTGCAGTGGGCGGCGCGATCGTTCGTGCTTCTGTTCGATGGCGTGAGCGAGCGATAGGAAGGTGAGCACCATGTTGCGGCTCAGGGACAGCGAGAACGCCGTCGATGCCACGTAGTCGGCGAACCGCTCATTCACGGGCTGCGATGGTTCGATGCCGTGGGCGATCCTGATGGACGCGCTCAGTTCGGCAGACATGGTTGCGGGGTCAGCCATTGCCGCCCCTTACTTGTCGATCCGTGTCGCCGCGCTGCGACGGATGGATCTGCTCGGACCGCTGGCGGCGCCACTCGATGTGCTCGCGCTCCCACTCGCCGAACATCGCAGCGATGCGCTGATGCTCGGCCTCACGCTGCGCGACGAGCGCACCACACCGACGGACATGACGACGCTCGGCGACCCACATCCCGAACAGCCACGCCAGCGACGTCGTCCAACTGACCGCGAGCACGATGACGAACACCCGGCTCATCGCACGCCCCCTTCTGGCCAGGGCGCAGTCGATGCCCGGTGGTACCGGTAGGCGCGTAACGGGTGACGGAGGCAGAAGGCTGCGAGACGGCGGGTCATCGCTGCCCCTTGAGCAACTCGACGGCCTGATCGTCGTCATGCAGCCACGTCCACCGCTCGCGCCGCTTGATGCGTGAGACCTGAGCAAGCGATACGCCGTACTCGGCCCCGATGGTGCTGCACGATCGAGCGTCAGCTCGGATGGCGATTACCTGGGCTTCAGTCAGCTTTGTGACTGGACGCGCCTTGCCGAGCGGCAAACGTCCACGTCGGATCATGTCATCGACGTTGTCCGCATTGTTCCCCCATCGCAGGTGAGTCGGGTTCACGCATGGTGGGTTGTCGCAGGAGTGCAGCGCGTGTGGCTTGCCCTCGGGTGGTTCTCCTGCAGCATCGATCAGGGCAATCCGGTGGGCCAAGAAGTTTGAACCGTTGGCGTGGAGTTGTCCGTAGCCCCTGTCGTTCGTATACCCGGAGAAGATCCAGCAATCGTCGAACTCGGATCTGATTGTCTGGTCCCGAACACGCTCGATCAGCGACATCCCGTCGCGTCGCTTGGCGATGGGCGCCGTGGATGTGTCGCCCCGCTTCTTCCTCTTGTAGTGCCCGTTGCACAGGTAGGTCGTCCTGGTCAAGATGTCGCAGCCGGGCACAGCGCAGACCTTGAGTGCCATCAGCGACCCACTCCCATCAGCAGGGCAATCGCTTCGTCACAAGATTTCGGGCTCGGCAGGTGCGCTCGAGCTACGTTGAGCAGCGAGGCGATCAGCTGCGCCTCGATCCTCGTGAGCTTCACGAACTGCTCCGGTGGCTCCTGCTCGTGATCGAACATCTCGGGACGGACCCGGCGAGGTCGGAGCGGCTGATGCAGCGGCGTGACGTTCGCCAAGTGGTGATCGCGGTGGCCTGCGATCTCGAAGCGATCGGTGCGGGCCATGTCACTCGACTCCCAACAGGTCGACGAGCACCGACGCAGCGAACGCGACACCGATCACGAACAAGACGAACCCGACAGCGACATAGCCACCGATCTCCGGTGACGCTGCGAGCCCGACGCCGGCACCGATCAGCACGACCCCGAGGACAGCACGGACGATCATGACGCGACCGCCTGGCGGCGGTACTTTGGTTGAGCCAACGTCCGCATCAGATCGCAAACAAGTTGAGCATCCGGTCGGCGGGCCTGGATGACCAGCAATTCATCGATCGCGGACGCCAGTTCCGATGCCTTCTTCTCCATCTCGGCGATCTGTTGACGCCGATAGGAGAGCATCCACTGCAACTGCTGGACGGTGGCCGATTGGACTGGGACGCGGTACCAGGCTTCTTCGTGGTAGTAGGTCACGTAGCGCGGCAACCCGTCGATGTGCGCTTCCTCGCTGTCATCTCCCACGGTGGCGTCCTCGACGAGCGCGTCGCGAATGACGTCCTTGACCAGCTCGCCCTCCGCCGTGCTCCACGGCTTCGCCCAGTGCAACTCGTTCCGCAGTGACTCGGCAAGCTGATTGATGGTTAGGGGCCTGGCCCGTTCGGTCGCATCGATCCGGTCGAGTAGCAGTGCCGCAGCGTTTCGAATCTGCTGGCGGTCGAGGTCGTCGTACGTCGGCGTTGGACGGTTGCGACCACTGCGCCAGTCCTCTCCCATCTCAGCCAGTTCGGCATCCTCGACCATCTGCTTGTAGGCCCGGTACGCGGCGATCGCCGTCGTCTTCTTTGATGCCAGTCCGATGACTGACTGAAACACCTCCTCGTTGAGCAGATCCTTCGCCGGTCGACGTTGGTGCTGCGGCAGCATCTCGGTGGCACCGATCCTGGCGACGGCTCGGAGAGCGTGGATCTCGAACAGAATGCAACGGTGCATCACTCGGTCGTTGCACTTCATCGCCTGAGCGATCTTTCGGAACTGTGCCGCCTTGTCCGTGGCGTCGATCAGTTCGTCGGCGGACATCTCGACAAGGCGGTCGATGGCGACATCGATGGCTCGTACCTGCGCCTCAACGTCGCCGTGCGGAGACAGTGCGGGCAGCGCGCTCATGCCGCCACCTCGCCGTACCACGAACGCAGCGCCTCGTGAGACACCGTGATCTCGCCGTTGGTGTCCTCGGCGAGCTGGTCGGCGATCAATCGCCAGGGCCAGCGGGGGCGGGCGTTGCGCTTCTCGGTGACGTACTCGGCGAGCGAGCGTCCCAGCGCAACCTCTGCGAGCCGTTGAGTCGGCGTCATCTCCATTGACATGACGTCATCATGACACGGTGATGACGCTACGTCAACACCTAATCTCTGGTTGCATGTTTGTTGACATCCTGTCAGGATCGTGATGTGGCAGACACACTCATCCCCAGCAGGGCGCCGACGTATGCGACGGATCGCAGGATCGGCCAAGCAGTGGCGGCGGAGATCGCCTACTCCGGACGCAGCCGAACGGCGGTCGCGGAGGCGATCGGGCTCGACAAGGCGTCATTCAGTCGATCGATCGCAGGCAACCGGCAGTGGAAAGCGAGCGAGATCATCGACATTGCGTCAACGCTCGACATCCCGGTCAGCTACCTGATGGAGCCTCGACGGCCGAACACGACACCTGACCAGGGCGGTAGCCCTTCAGCGTGCAATGACGACGCCCTGATCCTCAAGTTCCCCTCAACCGCTCAAGTAGCAGCGTGACTGCCACGATACTCCCCCTCGTGGGAACGCTGTCACCGCACGTCAGGGAGTATCTGCGAGGACGGGTCGCACGAGCGGAGATCAGCCGCCAGACCGCCACCGACCTCTCCTACTGCCTCGCCGGGCTCACCCAGTCGTTCGGAAACCGGCCACTCACACAGTTTGGACCGAAAGCGATCGACCGGTGGCTCGAATCGATCGGAGATCGCGCCCCCGCCACACGGCGCGAGTACCTGTCGAGAGTTCGGACGTTCTGCAACTGGCTCGCCACCGAAGGTCACATCCTCGCCAACCCGACCGGGCACGTACCGACGATCCGCCAGCCGCGCCAGGTGCCTCGCACGCTCACCGAGGCCGAAGTCGCCGTGCTCATCGCAGCCTGCCCGGACGACCGGGCACGGGCGATCGTCTGGCTCATGGTCGGGTGTGGCCTGCGCTGCGTCGAGGTGTCACGCCTCGACATCCACCACTACGACCCGGCCACACGCACGCTCATCGCCACGGGCAAGGCGCTGCACGAACGCAGCATCCCGGTGCCCGCCGAAGTCGCTCAAGCAGTTGACACCTACCTCGACAAAGCCGGGCGACCTGGAGGACCACTGTTGCGAACCCAAGCCGGCCATCGAATGGCGGCAAAGACCATCTCGTCATACGTGCGCCGCTGGATGCGAGACGCAGGAATCAAGACCGCGCCGCTCGACGGCCGATCGGCGCACGGACTCCGACGCACTGCGGCGAGCGACGTGATGGACCGATGCGGCGACATCCAAGTCGTACAGGAGATGCTCGGACACGTCCGGGTCGAGACGACCGCACGCGCCTACCTGCGCCCCGTTCCCATTCACAAGATGCGCCGAGCGATGGAAGGCCGGACATACAACGGAGCAGCCTGACCCGAAAACGCGAAGAAGGCCCCGGCGCGGTTCCTCGCAACGCCAGGCGGAAGGCGTGCAGGAACCGGCCGGGGCCGGGGTTCACCCGAGGGGGACCGGGCGACTATGGGAACTCGTTCGGGAAGTTCGGTGCGACACCACCATCACCCGGCGGCGGCGGAGGTGGCAGCTGGTCACCGACGTTCAACACGGCGGTGCCGAAGCCGAGCACGACCAGCGCCGACAGGATCTTGCCCTCGAGACCGTCTTCGATCACGTCGAAGATCGCTTCGAGACCGACGAGCGTCCCGAGGATCGAATAGATCGCGGTGCGCCACTTCGTTGGGATGGACTGGGCCAGGTTCTTCATGGTTCCTCCTTCGGGTCGGGGCCGTACCTGTGGCCCTTGGTGTCACGTTCGGCGTCGTGTCGCAGCAGCAGGTTGATGTCCTCGCGCGCCTCTTGTAGCGACTCCTTGAGGTCAAGCAGCGACGAGCCGTTGTTGCGGTGATGCATGAGGTACTCGACGTGCTGGCCGACGACGCCCTCGACTCGGGCCTCAAACCATCGTCCGATCGGGCCGGAAACGTTCGTGGCCCACAACCATCGCAACGGCCGACCCAGGTACTGCGACTTGGCGATCACACCGATGGCGGTGGCGAGCATTCCGAGCGCGACGATGAAGCCGGCGGCGGCAAGGATGAACTCCACCGATCAGCCCCGGTTCGCTGTCCACACCGCACCACGCGGCGTGTTGACCCACTCAGGCGGACACTTCGACGTGGTCTGCAACGTCTTGATGAGCCCGTCGAGCTCGGCGGTCGTCAAGTCGTCGACGACGCGGGCGCCGCCCTTGCCGAGAGCGATGTCGGCGTGACCGTCGCCGATCCACCCGAGCTGCGTCCCGTTGCAGATCAGACCGGTGTAGGCGCCCGGCTTGTACGAACTATCGGTGTATCGGATTCTGAACATGGCGTCGTCCTCGTCGTCTGTGGTCGGTGGGGTGGTCTGTTCGGTGATCGTCGCGGCGACGTCGGCACGGAACTCGTCCATGTCCCACTTGCCGGACGCTGCCCACATCGACGGCCCAGACGGGTCGATCTTGCGGGACGTCCACTCGAAATGGGCACGGACGTGGGCGACATCGATGTCGTAGTGGCGACAGATCGCAGCCGACGACGTCAACACCGACTGCTGCTGGACGGCCGGGTACGGCTCACCGATCCCGTTGTTGGCGATCTCGTTCGAGATGGCGTACAGGTTCATCGAGTCGGCCGGGACACCGTCGAGCGGGCCACCGCGGCCGTTCGTGTTCGTGGCGCCGGCGGCACACACCCACACGACGCCAGATCGGTCGGTGTAGATGTTCGCGACCGGCTTCACCGGTGAGCCCGACACGATGTAGTCGACGTCGCGCTGGCCGTCGGTGCGCTGCGGGCTCGCCGTGTGGTGAACGAGCAGATGGGTGGGTCGACCGTCGGCGTAACCGCCCGACGAACGAGCTCGAGTCTCCCAGCCGTCGACCTCGACGACGGTGAGCCCCGCCGCACGCAGCACGTCGGCAAGGTCAGTCAGATAGCGGCCCATCAGCCTCAGCCCTCGGAGACGAGCGTTGTGCCGTGCGAGATGCGCATGAAGTTGCCCGAGCCCGCCGTCGTTCCCGCCACAGGTGTCGTGATGTCTGTGGCGTCGATCACTCCCTGAACGTTCTGGCGGACACCGCCACCGTTGAAATCGATGCCTTGCGTCATCGTGGCGTAGCGACCGCCCGACCGTTGATGCATCAGGAACGACAGTTTCAACGTGTTGACGCTGGACGCGATGTCGATGC